CGTCGTAATACCCCGCGCGGTAAAGAAAGGCCACAACGTCGGCATCCTGCTCGAGGCTTCCCGAATCTCTCAAGTCTGAAAGTAGGGGGCGTTTATCTTGGCGGGCCTCAACGGCTCGGCTGAGCTGGCTTAATGCGATAACGGGGAGCCCGTTTTCTTTTGCGATCAACTTTAAACCCCTCGATATTGTGCTAATTTCCTGTTCGCGGCTCCCGAAATTCTTTTTATTTCCCGCGCTTAATAGTTGAACATAGTCAATAAACGCCGCTTTTACGTTTGAACGCTCGGCCAAAGTTCGGACGCGGGTTTTTAAATCGTGAATTGAAAGGCCTGGGCGATCGTCGATGTAAATCGGAAGGGCGTTTAACCTGTCGACGGTTTGATAGTAGGTTATTTTTTCCTCTTTTGAGAGGGTATATTTCGCCAATTTCTCGGCGTTCATTCCTGAAAGTATGGAGGCCAAACGGAAAACAAGCTGAGCGCGTGACATTTCGAGTGAAAAGAATGCGACGGGGTACCCGCTTTGAGCCATATTGAGGGCCACGCTTAACGCGAGGGCGGTTTTACCCATTCCTGGGCGGGCGGCAATATAAACGAGGTCGCCTTTTTGATGTCCGCCGAGTATTTGATCCACGTTTGTTATTCCCGTGGGTATTCCGCTCAGCCCGTGGCGCTCGCGCTCTTCGATGCTTTGCGAGGTTTCGGGGGTTATTTGGGAAATATGCGAGGTTTCGCCCTTGAGGTTTGATTTTATGAGGTCGGTTAATTGTACCGAATAGGAGTTATATAAATCGAAAGGGTCGTTTTCGGGCGATAACGCCTCCTCAGCTAACCGCGCCGCCATTTTACCGAGCTCCCTTTTTAAATACATTTCAACTAATTGAAGGGCCCACGTTTCAAGGTTGGCCGTTGAGCTTACTCGAGTGGTCAATTCTGAGAGGTAAAGGGGCCCGCCCGCCGCGCTCAATGTTTTAGATTTTCTTAGCGTTTGAGTAACGGTTAAAATATCAATTGGAAGGTTTTCGGTTTTCAGTTTTTGGATTGCATCGAAAATAAGCCCATTACGCGGGTCAAAAAATTTTTCCGAGGTTATGACACCTTCGACGCGTTTGAGTGCGTTAAAATCGAGGAGAATAGCTCCTAAGGCTATTTTTTCGAGTTCGGTATCATTGGGAGGTAATAACATTGGTGTTTTTAGGGTTATCCGTGGGGGTTGTATTTGTAAAGAATATCGGAGCCAGGAACGAGCTCACGGTCAAGTGAGCGGTATTGTTCATCGGTTTGAGGTTTGGCGTTTGGTTTTGGCTCGAGCCAACGGCCGCCCCTCATTTTCTGCCGCCAATTTTTAACGGGTTGGCCTTTTGCATCGTGCCAATTGCCGTCGGTGTAGTATTGCCACGCTTTGGCTCCTTGCTCAGCGGTGGAACCTTGCTCGATAAACCACTGTTTAACCTCCTCAAGGGTTGGCGGCGGGTTTTCTTTTTTTATAGATTTTTTCTTTTTACTATCACTTACACTATCATTATCACTATCACTATCACTATCGGCTTTTTTGGGTTTTAAAATAACCGAGTGGGTTTTTTCGGTTTCTATTAAAACCGTTTGGGTTTCTTTCTTTGGTCGTCCTCCTTTGAGTCCGTTGGCTTTATTCCGCTCACACGCTGATTCATATTTTTCAGCGTCGCGTTGCCATTGAATTAAAAACGGCTTTAAAGCTATTCGGGTTATGGCATCCAGCTCGAAGCCTTCGCCTTTGTGATGGGCCTTAATTGCTAAAAATAAATTCGCGATTTGGGAGGGGGTGAGTTCGTCTAGAATATCGAGCGAATCAATGTAAACGATAAAAGATTTTTTCATTTTAAAAATACCCCCCAACGCTCAAAGGCATACCCATTGCCTAACGGCTGACGGCAATGAACGAAAGGGGGATTTTTTAAATTTCATTATGAGTATGCGAGGCAATAATACTAAATTTCCTTAAACTCGGTTGTCGGTTTCAGGATTTTATAACCGTTACTTTTCAACAGGTGAATAGCGTCGCTAATATGAACGTCGGTTATACTCTCAAAGCCTATTTTATCAACTAGAGGTGTTTTAGGTTCCTCAAATAAGCTATTAACGATATTTTCCATTTTGCTCATTTTATCGGCTCGCTTTGCTAACGTCTTTTTTCGCATTGCGTAATAATGGTTTTGAACGTCTTTCGCTATTTGTCGAATACTTTTATTTTGGGGGAAAGGCAATATATATTTATGGTTATGGTTTAGGAGGTTGCCCGTCGCTTCGAGTGCGCTCATAAACGGGCTTATTGTGCCCTTAGGTTCGCCCAAAATTTGCGTTATTTCTGACGTGCTCCAATAGCCGCCGCGGTTCATTATATCGTAAATTTTTTCGACGCGGGTTTGTGTTTTGTCTTTTCTCATTTTTAAAATAGATTTAATTGGTTTCGTAAGTAACTAAGGTCGGTTATTTCAATTCGCCCGCTTTGAGCCTGGCGGGCTTCCCATTCGGAGCCCCTGAGTTCGGGTATATCTTCCTGAATCTTTCTCCAAACGCGGTCGATAGTTTTCACGCTCGAGAGTTTGCCTCCAAAAAAGGCGTTATAATAATCGTTTTGGCTGATTCCCAAAACGCCCATTTCGAGGTCGTGAATATGTTTAACGCATTGCATCATATCGTCGCGAGCTTCGACGTTTTCGGCTAATAATTTAGCCAGCGATTTAGTTACGTAATTATTAAGCATTTGGCGAGGTTTTGGGGTTATTCCATTCGTTCAATATTTCGAGCTTCATTCGGTGCGCGGCCTCCATTCTTTCACATAACAGGGTCAACTCCTCGATTTCGGGCTCAATTACGCAATAATGGAGGCGGCGGTGCTCAGGTTGGCGCGGGTCGTAACTAGCAAAAACCCAGGCGGGGAGGTTAAAGGTTAAGCAATTCCCGAGAATTTGCCAATAGTAGTCAGAGTTAACCGCTTTCAGGCGTTCCCCATCTGTTACGGTGTTATGTAAATAATGGTTAACTGAGTTCCACGGGCACTTAATCTCGCAACCTACGGCCCCGAAATCGGGGTGAACCATAAACGCGTCGGGTGAGCACCCGAAATAATCGTTAAAGAGTTTAAACGAGGGTTTAAGTTCGGTCGATTCGTCGGGGCTGGCTAGGGCTTTTTTGAGTTCTAAAAGGGCGTGTTCTTCCCACTCGTTACCCCAGTCGATCGCGCGGCTCGTTGCCTCGTTTCCGCTTTGGCCCGTTACGGTTTCCATAGCCTTTTCGTAAATATACCGTTTGGCGGTTTCTGAAAGTTCGCCCGCTTCTTTCGCGGCTTTCGTTTTCGGGTCCGTCATTAGGGCGCTAATTCCTGAGCCCGTGAAACGCCCGAGGCGTAATTTATCCCACGCGGCCGACTGTTGGGCCACTTGTTGCATAAATTCGGTTAAATATGGGTTACTCATTGTCAATTGAATTTTTAAGGTTTTCTAGTTTGGTTTTTTGTTCGGGCGATAGGTGGGCGCTCAGTAACTCAATAGCCTCAATAGCCGCCGCCTCGCGGTTTAAAATACCGACCTCCAAACGCGCGACCATTGACTCGCTAAGTTCGCCAGCAACGGGAAGTTTAAAAGGTTTGTAGGTGTCTTTATTTTTCCTGTTAAGGTCGCGGCCGAATACTTTGCCGAGTGACTGAGCGGCGTTCTTGAGGCATTCGCTTTTTAATTTAGGAAAAGCCATATCGAGCGCGTTGGGCTTTTTGTTCGATGGGTTTAGCGCCCATTGGTTACGTTCTTGGCCCGCGAGGTTTTCGGGTGCACGATCGACCATAATAACAATGGAGGCCGCTCCCGTGCGTCTAATTTCGTAACCTGTTACGGGGTGAATTACAACGAGCTCTAAACTTCCCTGAATTTCATTAGCGACAGGGCTCCATTGAAAATTCTCGGTTTTCCATTGGCCGAAAAATAATTCGTCTAGTGTGGTCTCAATGTGACTGATAACAACCGTCGACGCTTTGCGGTCGGGTGTTTGTTCTACGCTGAGCGGGTCGGGCTCGGCGTTTAGGCGCTGGGTAAACTTTTGAAGCTGGCCCATCGTGTCGGGGTTTAATGGATACATTTTTAAAAGTGTTTAATGACTATGTAAATAAATTCTAAGAGGGCAACCGCTAACAAGATTCTGTTTTCGATTTTGGCCCATTGTAACGGGTCGCGGCTCATATGTTCAAAGCGCGGTTAATTGAATCATAAGCCGAGTTTAGTACTTTCTCAAAATCTTCTTTGCTAATCGTTTGGGCGTCCCAATCGAAAGCGCCCATAACGTCGCGCTCTGTCATATTGTGAATAGAGTAACAACTAATCGAGGGAAAGGCGTTAACTTGGACGCCTGTTTTTTCGCCTGTTACGCAGTAATAAGAATTTCCTAATTTGGTAAACGCGGGAAGGTCGATTTCCATACGGTCAACCGTCGCGGGGCGCTTAATGTCGAGAATAATGGTTTTCATTTTATAAGTGGGGTTTAATAATTTACGTAGACTTCAATTCGATAATCGTGGCCAATACCGCCAGCGGTGGGGAGTTCGTCGCTCCATTCGTAATCATATCCTTTCGAGTTACAAATTTCTTTGAATGACTCGAGGCATTGGCCGAGCTTTGGGTATTCCAAAATTTGAGCGGTTCGGTTTTGGAGGTGGGTTATGATAATCTGATACATATAAAAGGGTTTAAGGGGTTTCGAGATATAAAATGCGCGTTGGTGAGTCGCGCCCCTCGTTTGATTTATTTTTGATTAAAGCGAGTAAGGCATTTTTGGCAACACTCTTCAGGATATTTTTCAACCCACCATTTAAAAGATTCTTTGTCATTTTTTCCGATGCCCGATGATCTACGATTGCAAGCGGTAAGAGCACCATTTGAAAGGTGTTGCTTTTGTGATGATTGCCCAGAGGATATATTCATTGTGTTACTGTTTTAATTATTTGCCAAAGATATAGTGGCTTTTTTGCTACATCCTAATTTTTAACATTCTTTAACAAATCGGTTGTTGAGGCTCAATAAGTTAGGTTAAAAAAGGGGCTTTCGCCCCCGTGTTATTATTTAAAATACAATTAGCTTTCTCATGTAAACGCTACCGTGAAAACGGCCCTTGTATGGGTTGCGGTCGAAATAAAACGAGTAACCCATAGCGTTAAAACGAACCTCGTAATATTTACCCGTTACCTCAGTGGCGGCGGCCTCAAACGCCTTTTTTAAATATATTGGGGTGTTCTTTGGGCCTTGTATATCTTGATACTGATATTTTTCGCCGTCTACATTAGTCCAAATTTCGGTTTGTGTAGTGGTGCCATATTTAGCGGCCATTTCGATTAATTTTTGTACTGCGTTCATTGCTTTGTGTTTTAATTATGGCGCTAATGTAATGTAGCAAAAATGCGACACGCAAATTTTTAACAAATTTTAACAAATGCACTATTGAAAATCAGTCGTTTAACTATTTTTTAAGCGTATGAATAGCGCCCGTAATTGGGGAAAAGCTCGAAAAACATT